TGGCAATTTTCAAGGCTTTTAGTGCTTCGTTGATGGTCTTCAGTTTGCCTGAGTGGAACTTGTAACCCAAAACGGCAGACATGACGCCATAGCAATCCCTGATGGTCAGCGTACTATCCTGGCAAGCTTTTCCTAGCTGCTTATGTATGGCTAGCCTGAATATTCTAATCTGCTTATTGCCAATGACCCCGACAGGTCGGTAAGTCTTAGAATGTGTCAAAACATAATTACCGCACATAGGGCAAATCCAGATAGGTAGCTTAGCCTTTTCTAGACGATTAGGGAAAATATCCCCGTAAAGCCCCAGCTCAGCATCAACGTACTTATTGCATGTTACGCACCAAATTTTCTCAGTCTTCATCTCTTCTTAACCCCTCATTGTCTAGACTCAGCGAGACTGTTGTGGTCATTTCTCTTCCTAAGTTCCAGGGCTGGGACGGTGCACTCTCCTTTGTAAAAATGAGTAAAATCACAAAGGGCTTCCTCAAGTTCAGCCATTTCGTCATCGGTGAAAACAACGCCATATCTGCTCATTGCTTCTTCTAATATCTCAGCCAATTGAGTGGCTACGGCTTCAAGTACTTTATCACTTTCCTCATAGTCAAAGCGGGCTAACTTTTCAATCAGATATTCAGTGAAGCATCTATTCTCATCATCTGGCACGTCATTGCCATGTTTTTCAACTGCATATTCCTTACCCATACTCCTCCTACAAATACTGCATAGCTACTAAAATAACGACGCACAGGGCTGCAACGACCATAACTCCCGCCAGTACTACCCAGCAAGCCGTGGCCATGATATCCTTAGCGTTCATCTCTAGTTTTTTCACGATTGCAACTCTCCTTGCTCATAAATGACCTCATAAATGTCGTCGACTGCTTCAAGCAGGTTAGGGGCTTCGTGACGCAAGTCAATCTCGTGCCTGTCGTCGCCCCATTGACAAGCCAGCTTACCTTTCAAAGTATTCAAGTAGACAGATGGTCTTCCATAGGTAAAGGTAATTTCCACTCCACTATAAACAGTGTTCTCACTTGCGTAATAATAAAAACCTAAGCAATCATGGAAAACGGCGTTGACCAGAGCATTACTGCCTTTAGCATAAGCCTCTTTTAGCTCGTTAAGCTTCGATTTTGCTATTTCTTGAACTTTACTCTTCATTTTTCTTCTCCTCAATTCTGTTGTAAATTGTTTAGTGTTCTGGCGATGCGATAGTATCTAAATACGTCACTGGCTCGTCTATCCTCGAAAGTTTTACCAAAGCCCTTAGCAACCTTTCTAGCACGTTCGTTCTGAACTTTAAGCAATTGGCTTATCTTGTCGTAAGCTTCGACGAAAGTCTCAGGCGTAACGTTGATTGCTTCGTCCTTGAGGCGGGCTTCGATTTCAGCACCGCTCAAGTCCTTGATATTCATACTAGTCCTCCTTGTGTTAAAGTGTGTTACACCTATATCTTAGCATATCCGCTTTAGAAGTCAAAGAAAAAATCACACAAAACTGTGGAAAACGTCAAATAAAATAGCCCTCGACAAGAGGGCTAATTTCGTCAAGGAACACTACACTTTGGTCAATGACTCAGGCTTGACGGCGCACCTAACCGTACCGTCAGATAGTCGCAAGACTGCCATGCCACGGTCGTTGTTTTCTGTCCAAACCGACCGACCATCATTTATGATGGCTAGATTGAGCGAAACTCCATTTTGGTCAACGCTATCAGACGTGCGGACATGGTCGCCAATTCTGGCACTAGCTGGGGCTGGAGCAGAGGCTCGGTCATTGACGGCTCGCTGAACGTCCAGGTAATTGTATCCCGCCGCTTCAAGTCTAGCTTTACGGTCATTCCCGTTGCCATAATCGCCACGTAAAACAGCATTGACTACATTATCGTCAACGGGCTTAGGTTGAGGCTGAGGCTGAGGGGTAGGGGCGGGCGGCTTCGGTGCTTCCAACATGTCGGCTGGACAGGCGTAAACAGCTCCTACAGCATCCAAATTGAGCGGGTGAGTGGAAACGGTCAAAGGACTCCAGTTGCAATCATTGACAATATTACGAGAGGCATCAACAACCATGCCTGTGTG